CCAATGGCTCTCGTATCATGGCAAAGTCGGTCGGTGGTGCTACTCGTGGTTTTCACCCTGACGTTGTAGTATGCGATGACATTCTTTGGGGTACGACTGCATCTGAACTACAACGTGCGGCTGACTGGTTCTATACTGTCTTGCTTCCTGTTTTGCACCACACTGGTCGGTTGATGATGGTAGGTACGCCGTTTTCTTACAATGACTTGTATGCTGAATTAGAAGATAAGGACACATTCCAAGTTGAGACATACCCTGCTATTTTACCAAACGGTGAACCTCTTTGGCCCGGACGATGGCCCCTTGATGCTCTCAAACAACGTGAAGAATCAATGCCCGCTATCAAATTCGCTCGTGAGTATCTGTGTGAACCTATCCACGATATGTCGAGTATGTTCCCAATGAGTTTACTAGAGAAGGCAAGAGATAGTAACTTGATATTACTGGAGAAAGCCGAAAAAGACTTTGATGAGAACGGCGAAGTCAACGGTGTATTTGGTCAGCATTTTGTTGGCTGGGACCCTGCGATTGCTTCTGATGCAAATGCTGACTACACTGCTATGATGATTTTGAGAATACTACCTGATAGTGAAGAGAAACAGTTGGTGTATGTGCTGAATCAAAAAGGTATGAACAGCACAGCGCAGAAAAGACAAATCATTATGCTCAATAATCGCTTTCAACCAGACCTGATTGAACTAGAAGGTAATAACTTTCAGCGTATGTTTGAGGCTGAACTAAAAGATATGAGAGAGGACATCCCCATCAAGACATTCATGACCACCCGTCAAAAGAAAGAGAGTATGTTTATGTCTCTGCTTATGGCATTTGAACAAGGTCAAATCAGAACACCTTGGGGTGACGAGAAAAGTAAAGAATTTACAAGAGCACTTGAAACGCAGTTAAGTCGATTTGGCATGCAAAAGAATGGGAGACTAGAAAGTGTAGGCTCTCACGATGACTTGGCCATGGCTCTAGCACTGGCTAACTGGGCTACAAAGGAGTTCAAAGGAAGCATTGTTCTGCTCGATGACTATCTTGACGGATTCAACGATTGGTTCGGAGATGTTCCTCAAAGAGCGGTGGCAGGAGCCAGTTGGTTCACAATATAATTAAATGAAGTCTTAAGTTGGAAATCACATGTGGCCAAGTCTTGCGGTAGGTAATCCTTCCAAAACAGTAGACATGGGTCATGACTTACTTACTACAATAGCATCCAACTTAGCCATGCACCCTAACGTAGATGAAAACATAGCAAAGTCGATTGCTTCGCAAACAGTGATGTTTACCGAAGAGTCTTTGCCTGAGACAAAATATGCTGCCTTTTCTCCAACCGGAGAGGGGTGGTTTGAAGACCGAATAGGTAAAAGTGCAAATAGCGTTATACGAGATTTGAGAAAAGCCCGTCGTGTTTTCAAAGAAGACAAATCAGAGATTGACCAAATTATTGCGAGCGTAAGGGCACTCAAGAGTGCAGAAGTAGAAGCGACACTCTCACTCTTACCTTGGGGTAATGAGTATCATGATACTATGAGAAAGATGGGATTGACTGACAAAGACATGCGCTCTCTTCGTTTGTTTGGTAACACACGTAAGTCAAGTCTTATGCGAGCCTGTCACGTATGGCAAAGTGCAGAAGATGCATTGGCCAAACTCGATGAGTACGAAGATGTGTGGGGAGAAGAAGAGCGTAACGCTTGGGTCAATGCCATGAACATGAAGAAAGAAGCCAGAGATATTTGGAGAAACACACTTCATCAATTTGATAATCTGAACATGGTGCAGAAAAAATGGCTAAAGATGGCTAAGGCAGAGATACAAGAAAAAGGTGCCATGACTTCAAGAGCCATTACGAGTAATCTGATAGAAAAAGGAGTCAAGCATGTCAATGCAAGTAAACTTTCACAATTACTAAAGATGTATGGTGAGGAAATCAATATCGTCAAGGGTCATCGCAAGAGCGAATATCTTTGTTTAAGTAAGGAAGGTTTGATTATCAAGGACCCATGGGCTTACGCAGCGGGCTTTCTCGATGCTGACGGTTACATCACCATCACTGAGAGAGGAGAACCTAGAGCAGGTTTCATCGCTACAGGAGAGAGGGGCAGAATGCATTGTGAGCAGTTGCATAAAAATATAGGTGCAGGTGTGTTACAACTTGACCAGAAGGTATACTCGGACGGTCAACGAAGTCAACACCGAGTAAGTTTCTATTCAAAGGATGATTTGGCTAAATTACTTGGCCAACTTACCCCACACTTAAGAATGAAAGACATGCAGGCAAAGGCAGTGATGGCTTACATTAACGAGTCTGACCCAGTCAAGAAGACGCAGTTAAAACGCTTTGTTCAATTTTCAAACAGAGACGGAACAACCAAAGGTGAGGAGTCGCTGCGTGAGTGGGGAGTGGACCGAGATACAGTAATTAGTTGGGCGGAGGGATTGTAATGGCAGAGAAAGGAAGAGTTGGCAGAATATTAGATTCAATCACCAGTCCTTTCCGCCGAAGGACAACTCCAGAACCACAAATGCCCCTCTGGACAACTGGTATTCAAGAACCAGTTCTTGTACAAGGTATTACGATACCTGCGCTGTATGCAGTAGCCAATGAAAATTTAATTCTCAGAACAGTGCTTTCTACTCTTCAACAAGAAATATTTCGACGTGGTTACTATTGGGAAAAGAAATTCAATAAGAAATGCACAGCATGTGATGCTGAGTTTCAACATGACGTGAATGAATGCAAAGAGTGCGGTAATACGGAAATGGCAGAGCCTGACCCAAATCAACTGGTTTATCCTCGATGGTTACTTGAACAACGCAACTCAATGGAACAGACGTTTATGGACGTATTGCGTGAAATTGAATACGATTTGAATATCACAGATGATGCTTTTATGATTCTCATCAAGGAGTATTACATTGACCCTGAGACAAAAGAAATGGCATTTTATCGAGTGAAAGAAATCGTTCGTGGTGACCCTATCTTTATGAGAATAATCGCAGATAAGCGTGGGGTAAGAGGAGGCAGGTTCCGTGTTTGCCCAATACATCGAACAGAAGTTAAGTCATATTCTGAGCAAGAGAAGAACTGTCCGACATGTGGTACTGAAATGGAAGACGTACATCATGTCAATACAGCAGGTTCGGGTAAGACCCAATATTATCTCAAGGGTGAAGTTATTCACGTTAGTAAATATCAACCTTCTAAGTTGTACGGTCGAAGTCCAGTTTCGACACTCTGGCGACAAGCCATGACTTTGACAGCCATGGATAACTACATGTATACTGCTTACAGTAAGCGTAGAATTCCAAGAGGTATCCTTAGTATATCGACAGACAATCTTGAATCGATGAAGTCTTTTTGGAAATCTACTGATGAAAAGTTAGAACGTGACCCACACTATATTCCAAAGATTGCAACAGAAGGCACTGGTAAAGGCGGTGTCAACTGGGTCAAACTCATGGACAGTCTTGAAGAAATGCAGTACATACCTGCTCGTGACGAGATGCGTCAACGTATTGCAGCCTTCTACGGTGTATCCAATGTGTTTATGATGGATACTGGTAAGTCTGGCGGTTTGAACAATGAGGGTATGCAGATACTTGTTACAAATCGTGCTGTTGAATTTGGGCACAAAGTGTACACAGAGCATTTGTTCCCACGCATGGCTGAACAAATGGACGTTACTGATTGGAAACTCACACTCTATCCAAACGAAGAGGAAGACGAAGTCACTCGATTACGACGTGATGAAATGGAAGTCAACATCGCCCAGCGTATGATGATGATGGGCTATCAGCCTACGTTGGTTGAAGATGCAAACCGTGACATACGATTTATCTACAAACAACCCGACCCTTCACAACAACCACCTGTTCCTCCACAAGGTATGCCAATGGGTGGTATGCAAATGGGTGGAGGTATGGGAACTCCGGGTGCTCTGCCCTCACGTAATATTCCACCACAACTTGCAGCCCAAATGGGTCGCCAAGCACAAGTTCCCGGCATGGCAAATCCGGGTGGAGAGGGGATGGGTATGAGAAACAGAGGACCAGCCAGCCCTCAAAACAGGTCAACAATGGGAGCAGGGGCTCCTTTCTCTAGCGTTCAGCAGAGAGGTGCACCGATGGGAGGCGTACAACAGGCTTCTCAAAGTATAATGGATGCACGTAATCCGAGGGGTGCTTGAGGAGAAACTTAAAGTCAAGTGGTGTATTGGACATGGGCATGGACTTAAAGAAATTGGACCCAATGGCAAGAAAAATGCGCTCACATGTTGATGCATTTTACAAGGCTTTGGAACTCAACGATGGCTCATCTGCAAGCAGCCACATTAATGAAATCATCAAATACGCTGACTATCTAAGTAAAGATATTGACAGCGCAGTTATCAAGCAAGATGACAGGATGATTGGAGTAAATGATATCTACGCAGGTGGCGTACCAGTCAGAAAAATGAACGAAGTACAAACTGTACACGAATCAACTGACAGAGTATTACCGGGAACTATCCGAACCAGCCGATTTGGAACCATTAACCGAAGACTTTCCAACCGCACACTTTGAGGTGATTAGTTGAGTGAAGAGGGTAACTCGGCTGAGAAATTGATGGGTGCGTTGATTAGTAAGATGGAAAGCATGGATGCAGGTATTCAAGTTCTCAAAGCAGAGAATGAACAACTCAAGGCTATGATGCAAAATCCAGCAGCGATTTTGAGGAAAGCAGGATTTGTTTCAGCATCTACACAAATGCCACAAGATGTTGTCGAAGACGGATTTAGAGGCGACGTGGGTGATTATATCTTGAAAGGTGAAGACGGATTTGAAATGACCGTACCTAAGACTAATGCAGATTTCCACAGCATGGATTGGTCAGACATCCATGCTTTAGCAGAACAAGCCAAGAGCGCAGGAGCGATTGGCAACCAAACAGGGATAGAGTGAATAATATGAAACCAAGAAAAGCAGCACCAAACGACAAAGCATATGCTTTACTCAAAGCAGCGAAGCAACTTGAAGACAGGATTGCAAAGAAAGAAGGTAGTCAACCTGACTATACTGGACAAGATGCTGGTAGCACTTCCGGCTACGCTCGTTTAGAAATACAACCATCTGGTGTACCAAATGCTTTCTACAATACAAACAACGTCATACCAGAAGTTGAAGATGTAGCAAACAAAGGTGCCATTTCGGAAAACAGTGATGTTACAACAAGAGAGTCTCCTTACTACCCAACTGCTTTCAGTACCACAGGTGCTCTTGAGAACTTCACAGGCGGCGACGGTCCAACCATGACCGATGTGAAAAAGTCTGTAGACCGATTGTCCAGCCGTCTAAATTAAGCGGCTGGTGATGATTCTGAGAGATACTCCCTTGGACACACTGGACAGGGCTCGTGTCACATTTGTAAAATCATTACATGATGGTATTGGTAAACCTGATGCTGGTGCTGAATTTTACTTAGCAGCCGTTAGTGCTGAAAGAAAGGGTTACGAATTATCAAGCGATGACGAGTCACTCATTAGAATGTTTCATTCAGTTATTAACAAAGAAGCATATGAAGACACAAAGGTAACGATGACCGGCCCCTCGTCTAGGTTTAATTTAGACCAAGAAATGGGTTTGGAAGAAACACTTGCTCAGCATGGCGGTGGTGTTCAACAACAAAATGTTGGCATGATGCTCGCTCAAAACGGTGGGCAACTTTCAGACATGCCTTCTTACAAAGAAGACAGAGTTGTACCTCCTAACCCTGCACTAGGATTTTCGGGTATGCAGTTTCAAATGACTGATGGTCACCCTGACGACCAGTATAGAACTCACAACTTTCTTGGTTCAGACATGAACCCTGTCCACGGTAAAATGCACACATTGGTTTCCGGCTTTTACAAGAAAGGTAAGGATGGTATTTCTCAAAGTGAAAAAGACGCTCACAAAGAAACAAGATGGGAAGACCATGTATCGATGGATAATGCGGCTGATTTCTTAGTGAGGCCATATCACTATGGTCAACTTGACACTGACAATGCGACGAACCATGCGCTTTATGAAAAAGATTACATGGATTGGAAACTTGCAAGTCCTTCACTTGTTGAGCAAATAACAGACAACTTTGCACAGCAAGGGATATTCGATGAGAATCAAATAGAAGACGCTCTGAGAAATTTACACCTTAACAGTAAAGAGAAAGAGTGGGAATCGAATTTCGGCCTGATGGACTATCTGTTTGGTATGGAATGGCTTTCGCCTGATGAAAGAAACAGAGCCTATGAGCACATGGCTAAGCATGGTGTATCGAACGATGACAAACCTTTGCGATTCAACCGACACGATAACAATCCTGATTTCATTCCTCGCCTTATTCGTAACTTTCAACAAAGATTTTCTGGACTCTATAACCACTGGATAAGAAACCCTAAAGGTCCCGGAGAGCCTACTAAAAACATACCAATGAGGCTTTCAGAGGAAGCCGAAAATATCAAAACAATACATAACTACAACGCTATGACAAACCATCAGACGTTTGGTAAAAAGAATAGTTATGAAAGAGCCGTTGACTATTACAACAAAATGTTACCTCTTCTGTTAGATGAAGGAGAAGACAGCGCATACCGACTTTCATACAGTCAAGTGCCTTCATTGTATACGAATGAAGCAGGAGATATTGAAGAGTTAGGTGTAAAACCAATAGAAGAAAAAGTACCGACTGGTGAAAAAGACCATGCTGGTAAACCTGTATATACAACGAGGCATAATCACCCTAACTTTAGATTGATGAACTTGTTACTCAATATAGACAAGGACGGTAAGTTATACGAAGACGAGCAGCATCCTTTGTGGGGTATGTCTTGGAACAAGAGCGACTCACCTTTTACCCAAGACGAAATAGATGAGATATTGAAAGAAAGGGAAAAGCAGGCTTTACAAGAAGAGGGTGCTGCTAGAACAGCAAGAAATCACGGTATTTTTCATTATGGCTCTTTCGTTGATGAAAATGATTACGACTATACTGACGATAGTGAAACACTGGGTACTTATTGGCACAGGCCCTTTTTCAAAGGAGGGCTTGGTAAACATCCAAACGAATTATTCAATTTACTTCATCATCATAGTCTACTCTTCAATCCAGAGTTTGCAGAACAAGAAGAAGAAGCCGACCCTAGAGGCAGCATTGACCTCAGTGATTATTATCCAGAGGGTATGATAGAAGAGGAAGAAGAAAAGAAAGATGAGAAGACTCCAACTGGCTATACACCAAGGATTAGTACAGATGGAAAACGCCGTGAGAGTTTGTTATTTGGTAAAACCAAATCAGGTAACAGTATAGACATAAGGCATAATCTATCAGGTTCCCAACTTATCAACAGCATGTTACCTTTACTTGGACCATTTGCTCATCCGAATCAAAACCTGTTCCAGTTGATGGAAAAGGGCAAAGTGAAAAACATGAACGTAAGAGGTGACGTACAAGATGCTTCGATGAATATGAGTCCTTACAACGCTTTTCACTCTTCAAGTAAAAAAGGTATATCTGGAGAAAACAGACAGGTATCGAGACATACTGCTTCTTCTGATGGAGCCTTTGTCAACCAGCAAAACAGAATAAGGCACGATGCAAGAGAAAGAGGTGACAATGCTACCGCTCACCTTGCGAGAAGTAAATTAAATGGAAAGGTCGCTAATCATTTGACAACTATCAACCCATTCAGTTTGAAGCAAAAGAATCCATTTAGTCAACATGGTTTTAGGACTATGAATTCACACATCTATCACGACATAGGTAAGCGTTTAGGTTTTTCTCAAGCACCTATGATGCCTTATCCAAGTGTTCTGCAACCTAATGATGCTCGTACTTCAAGCACACTTCACTTTGACGAAGACCATGACAGGACACTTGACAAAGAACCCTTCATTCCTCTTGCAGATTATGACAATGCAATCGACCAAGTTGAGAGCGATTATTCACAAGCCTTACTGAATCTTGAACGTGCAAAGTTTGACAAAGACTCAGAAAAATACAAAGACACCAAGAAAATAATCGATGAAGAGTACGAGCGTAGATTAGCCAGAATAGAGAGTAAATTTCAGATGAAACAAACACCTGCTGGCTCTATTAGGATGGGAACTCAATCAATCGAAGTACCGTCTATTATGTTGAAACCTGTACTTTCTGCCCCTCAACCAGAGCAAGGTGAAGAAGGTATAGGTGAAAATTACGCAAATTTGGTCAGTAACCATAGTAGATTGAGTGACATATTAGAAAACGAAAACTTGTCTCCTGACGAGAGAAAAGGTATATCTCAACAAATTTCAGAAATTGATGAACGGTTAGATGCAATGGAGGCGGCTGACCGGCCAGAAGACACAGGTCAACATACTTACGGAGGTAGTGGTCACAGTAATACATTACATACCAAGTTAGATGCTGACACAAGAGCCATCGCTCAGGCCGGTCAACATCTCCAAAAAAATCTCAGTCCAGAAGAGATGGCACACATTTTTGACCCTACACTCGACCACGATACTGTAGCGGCTAATGTTCGTATGTTTGCAAAAATGGCAAATGACTTTTTGCAAATGGCCCCACACGAAAGTCACGGTATACACACTCAAGGTAACACGGTATATACAGAACAGGGTAACCAGCCTCAAGCAGAAGTTGGTAAAGGTATCAAAGGCTTGGTAAGAAGAGCAGGTACACCGATTGACCTAGAGGGGTTATTTGAAGAAGGAGATGAAAACGCAGTAAGTCAGTTAATGGATGTACTTGGATACGACAAGAAAAATCCGCAACTTCGTCAAACTGCAATTACTTATATGCAATACCTCGCTACGCAAAGAGCAGGTAAGTCATTTGCACCTGTCATGACAGTTAGACAGGTCTTTGAAAGTATGTATCCTGATATTGATGTCGATGAAGTGCTTTCTAAAACTAAGAAAGAACACGGTGCGGCTAAGCGTGACCCTGAGTCAGTTAGTAAAATTAAAAATTTATTTTCTTCACTAGGTAGTGAACAGGCTCGTAAACAATTGGGTCTTGATATACACATGGCTCATAGCACTGATGACCGACATCCCAAAGACACCTTTACTACAAAGCCCTCCAGATTTGGAAATGCCAAGCGGAAGAGAGACAGGAGTGCAGACCGTTATCATAACTTGGTTCAAAAATTAAATTCAATTGTCACAGAACTACCAGAAGTTGAGGCTGCTAAAGAAACATTTGAAGAAAAGAGTGGATTGAACAGAGTGCCAGTTGATAGGTTCAATCACGACTCTCATACAGTCAACAGTTACTACAATTCTTCTGGATTCAGGCACGAGTTCGGACACCACTTTAGGCCCAATTTTGACTATGACATTTCTCCAAACGGCGAAGTGTCTATCAAGTTAATGCCGCAGGGTCACTCTCAGAGACTGGTGCCGCCTTTGCTTAACTTTTGGCAAGCCATATCTCCTCCAGAGTGGATAAACATGCTTCAATCACAAGACCCTATGCATGTAAACGCAAGGGCTATGATGAATACACCTGATAGATTAGGGCCACAATTTATACAAAACTCAGTCGGTCACCGACCTAACAAAGACATACACAGTACAACAAAGTCGATGGGACTTGCTGACTTGACCAATCCTGATTTGATTCGTAAGGACTTGGGTCCAGAAGTACCTATTCTCCAACCTATGCATCGTATATTTGAAATTAGTGACCTTGAACATTTGCGTGGATTCTCAGGTGATTGGGTAGTCTCACATATGCCAGAAGGTCGAAGAGGCTTTGTTAAGAAAGAAGATGACAAGGTAGAATCAGAAACATTTGACCTGTCCGATGAAGACAAGAAAAATTTCAAAGAAGTAACTGACGAGGACTTCAATGCTGATGTCATAAAGTTAGAAGATGGTTACTACATCTTTGATGTCATAGAGTTTGCTGGTAAAGAAGTGCACGAAGTTCCTATATCTGACCGAATCAAAATACTGAGAGGTGGTATGGAAGGTATACAGAATGTACACTTACCCAGTGCCAGCGACACTCGGCTTACAGATGATGCAGGGCTTGCATCTACTATCAAGGATTTGAAGAAAGAACACGACAGTCTTTTGCTGCGAGATGCTAAATCAGTTTACATGGCTGGTGAGTTGAGACATCCAAAGTGGGTTATGCTTAAGCCCGGACAGGATGTTGTCCTCAGAGTGTTAGAACGAAGAGGCAACGGACCTTACACATACAGGCTTGGCACTGGGCCTATCACTCAAGATGAGAGCATCGGTAATCGTGCTGTCGAATCAGACGGAGAAACTTACATGGATGTGGGGGCTGCTTTCAATAGTCCTGAAAAGTACAACGAAGGTGACCATGTACGTGTCAATGTCGCTAATGTCAGTAAAGTAGAGTCAGCAGAAGATAACACTGTATATACTTTGACAGGTTCTGAAATCGTAGGAGAAGCCGAAGGAGAAGGTTTGGTCAGTCAAGAAACGCTTGGTATGCTTGCAAAGTCAGAAGATACACAGTGGCTTTGTGAAGTTCACAGGGCTAAGTCGGGTATACGAGTAATTATGCCACAGGGAGATGTCGTGTACAAGGCTACAGAATCAGGAGAGCATTGGACAGTGCACAGTCCTCTTTCTAGTAACGACTATCTTATCCGTTTGTCAGAAAGTCAAAGGGTGTATTGGAGTCCAATAGCAGGTGCACTTCTCAAGGCCGATGTTGAAATTAAAGAAGAAGTTCACGAGAGTCAAGGTGATGCAAAGCCTCTCATCCCTCCAAAGAAGATACAAGATGCAGAATGGTGGAAAAAGAAAGAAAAGCAAAAGGTATTGGTCAAAGGTCTCTCACTTGTTGACAAGTTTCTCAAGAGTTCTATAGGTGCAGTTGGGGCGGCTAATGCTGGAGCCAAGGGCCTAGGGTTAGACTATGCTACGCCTATAGAATCGCCTATGGGTCCGACAAACCTCCATGACGAGAAGACAATGCCAGATTATGACAATCGAAAGAGGCCCGGAGAAGACTATACTATTCCAGAAAAAGAAGAGGACGGAGAGCCTGACAAGCACATGGTAATTCCTGTAGAAAACGGGACATTGGAGATTGATTCTGAAAAAGCCATAGTTCGTACCAATTAATATAGTATGAATATTCTCTATAGAAACAATGGCAGCGGTTGCGGCACTAAGGACTTCCCCCGTAAATCACGGTGGTAGCATTAGTATTCTCAAGGCTGACAATGACCTTGTAATCGCTGGATATGCCAGCGTAGAAATGGTAGACAAGCAAGGTGACCTTATCACTCGTAATGCTTTGAAAGATGCTTTTGGCGACTTTATGAAAGCAGACGGTTTCCGAAATGTGCAACTTGCACACTCTAATATTCAAGTGGGAAGCGTTATCCCATCTTACACTGACTCAAACGGTCGTGTTTGGAAGTCTGGCGTCGATGACGCTGGAATGTTTGTAGTCATCAAACTACGTGATGACATCGAAAAGGCTCGTGAAGTAGCCAATGAAATTCGCAAAGGTGCCCTTCGTGGGTTCAGTATTGGAGGACAAGCGTTCAAGAGAATGCGAAAGAGTGACCAGCAACATGGTGACTATACAGAAATCTCCAAACTTGAACTTCATGAAGTAACTATTTGCGAGAAAGGTATTAACCCGGAGGCGACATTCCGTATATTGAAGGAGGACACATCTATGACAAATGAAGATAATGTATTGGGCGAATTGTCTACTGTGCTTGACAGACTGAATGGCCGATTAGACGCCATGGAAAAAGGCGAAATGCCAGAAGGTCTGAAAGAACACATGGAAGACAAGGATAAGAAAAAAGAAAAAGACGAAGGTGAAGAAATGGCCGAAGAAGGAGAAGACAAAAAAATGTACGGTGCTGAACACAAAGGTATGCACGGTGACATGGCAAAAGGAGAATACTCCGATGTTATCTCAAGCGAATACCTAAACTGGATGGAAAACACTCTAAAATCACAAGGTGTTGACATTGGCGGTGCTCGTGCTCACTTCGATGACATTTCCAAGGCTAACCTCGGCAGCACTCCTGAGCAAATCGGTGACGGTGCTGAATACTTTGCAGGACAAGTAAAGGGTCGTGCTCAAGAAAGTGGCTCCCCATCAACTAACGCTATTGGTAAACTCAACAGCGGTGGCAGTGGAGAAGTCGCTAAAGGATACTTGCACCCTGACGCTGTTTCCGCTTCTGACTTGGAAGCCGCTTACGAAGTCTACAAAGCCGCTGCTTTGGAAGAACAATTCAAGAGCAACTTGGGCAACGTCTTCGCTGACAGACTCCAAAAGGAACTTTACAGTGAAGCACAAGCCAAAGAAGCAGCATCTTTCGATGCTCGCACACCACTCGCTAACATTGAGAAAGCATTGAGCGACCTCAGTGACAGAATCGACAACATCAGCAAATCTGCTCCAGAAGCAGGAACTGAAATCAAAAAGCAACTTTCCACCGTGGAGATTCCCTCAACCGAGGAACTCGCCAATATGGACTGGAGTGACGTACACCGTCTCGCCGGGAGCGTGTGGAACTAAGGAGGAATTTAAATGGCAAGAAATTACATGAGAACAGTAAACGATATGGAGCGTTATTATTACGGCGCAGGAAGTTCAATGGGCTACTCTTACAGTGGCTCTGAACTTTTGAAAGCCGATGCACCGCTCTTGAGCACAACCGCTGGTACATACCAAGCAATCTACGGTCGAAAAGTCTGGAGTCAATTGAACCAAGAGTTCAACGCTTTCAGTATTCTACCTAAGAAACCATGGGACCGAAGTGGATGGAGAGTTGTAACCGCTCGTCCTGACACCACAAAAGGTGGAGGCATTGCTGAGAACGGAACACTTCCAGACACAACCAAGCCTACTTTCCAAAACGTGGCAGCCAAGCCAAAGACCATTGCTCACTCATTCGATATGTCTGAGACAGCAATTTTCCTTAACGACAAGGATGACGGTCTTGGTGACATCCGCAGCGTCTTGAAAGAAGAAATGGGTAAGCACCACGCAGAGATGATTAACGAAATGCTCTTGCAAGATGTAGACACCCCTGCTGGAAACGACTACGAGTCTCTTGACCGTATCACTTGTGGCGCACTCGAAACTGGTGCTAACACTGCTAACAAAATGCGATTTGACAGCAGCGGTACTACTTACGGTAGCCTAACTGATGCAGACATTTACTCAATTGACAGAAATGCTACAGCCAATGCTTGGTCCGAAGCAGAAGTCAACACTTCTGGTACAAAAGGAACAAACCGCAACTTGTCACTTGACATCATGGATGACCTCTTCCAGAAAATCTGGGTACGTGGTGGAAATCCTAAAGTCATCTTGACTGGATACGACACTTTGATGAGAATCCAACAACTCTTGCAAAGCCAACAGAGGTTCATGGAAGAGAAGAGAGTGGTTCCAACCTACAACGGTGTGAAAGGTGTACCCGGTGTCGAAGCCGGATTCATCGTCGCTACCTACAACGGTGTTCCAATCATTCCTTCCAAGGATGTACAACCAGACGGTATCAGCAGAATGTACATGTTTGACACTGACTACCTTTACTTTAGCACAGCAAAACCAACTCAATACTTTGAGAGCGGAATTGAAACTGGCGACCCATTCGCTATCAACCGCCTCGGACAAGAGGGACTTTACCGAACCATGGGTGAAGTTTGGACAACTTTCTTTGGAGGACAAGGTTCAATCCGTGACCTCTCTTGAGGATAATGGTGAAAAAAAACAGGAGATGAAAAAATATGCCACACAGTAATTTAACAGTAGAACACACCTTTTTGGACATAGGACTACACGGAGGAGCACCAAATGTTTACCCGTTGTCAGCAGGCTCTTCGGAAGCCAACACAGCATGGTTAAGCGGAACAGCAGCACCGGGCACTTATCCCGGTGCTCTAACTGGTTTCCAAGCAAGTAACACAAGTTCCAATGCAACACCGGGACAAGTAAGACTAATTTCACTTCGTGTAAAGTGTACTGACGAAGATGCAACAACAACATTTGATGTCAACGCATACGATGAAAACTTGAATTATATCCTATCTTGTATATCAGCGTGGAATGATACCGATGCTGACGAAGGAGTAATTTCACAAGCAGCAGGTACAAACAAAGCGTTTACAGTAAACTGGGAATTAGGTACAATTACGTTTGATGTTGCTACTGACAACGATATAGTTCACTTGACATTTATCGCTGCTTGAGGTGGGTAACTTTGCCTACAGTAACCTTTCTAGGACCCTTCCCTGACAGAGCCTTGCCCGACATGAAGCGGGTTAAGGCTCTCAGGGGGGTTCCTGTAGAAGTCAGCGAAGAATGGTTAGCGAGAAACGTGCATCTATTGATGCCTCGCTACTGGAGAGTTGAAGGCTACGAACAGACGGTAGACGAAGGAGACGACGGAATACCTGATGAAGGCTGGACAAAGAAGGACATCAGTGCTTGGCTCAAGGGCAAAGGCAGTGAAGTTTCTGGATACATGACCAAGACCAAAATGCTTGGCATGGTAGGAAATGTTCTTAACCCGAAAGCCGTAGAAGAAAATGAACTGGGCGAAGAGCCTACACAACAAAATGGAGATGAATAAATATGGCAGTAACATTTGACCAACGACCAACAGTATTTGGAGACAGAATTATCGTAACAGGAACATTTGAATCGGGTGACGCATCTATTGACTTGAGTTCAATGATGAGTTCAGTAGACGCTTGTATAGCAAACTTAAGCACTGCAGAAGGTGGGGTAGAAGTTGATGCTGCTAGTGCTCCCGGAGGCACTGTTGAAGTACAACCTGCACTTGATGTAAGTATTTCAGGAACCACTGTAAGTCTGACGACCTTTGCTGTTGGTGGACCCGCTGCTCCTAGTAATGGCGGAACTTTCCTCGCAATCGGACGACGTGGATGATTGAGGTGACGAATTATGGCAAAGACAGCCACAATTCTAGGGCCTTATACACAAGAGCAGGTTAATTCCAAGACCGCTATCCAGACTGCAATAGTCACAGCGTTAGGTTCTAACACACCAATCAGTGCTGACCCGTTCATTATGCGAGGCAGTTTTTATGTACTTGTCACCACCAACTAAGGGGGGTGACTAACATGAAGACAGCCAACAACCTAGGACTGGACGATATAGAACGCTTACAGAAGCGTGGTATCAGATTCGATGAGTCTTACGGCGCATCGTTGAGGACAAACGAAGATAATCCTTTATCAGGTATCACACTGAAACAACGCAACCGTAATAAGAATGCAGGCGATGTCCTCAACATCGGCTCAGGTACGAGGTGTAAGCATTGTGGAATGCTTTACTTCTGCTGGGTGGATAAGTGCAGGACTTGCAGCAAACCAATGGAATTCAATCTAGGACAAAAACAACAGTAGGAGAATAAAGCATGCCAGTAGTGTTCAGCCCCGGTGAGCCTGAGACACGCCCTCTAAATCCTGACGAGATTGTGTACACAACTGCACAAAAGGTAGCAGATATACTTGGCGTAGGTCCGGGGGAAGCAGTGCTGATGTCAGCAAACGCAGAAGCAAATGGAGTATTTGTTACAGGTTCTGATTACAGAGACCATGGTTTTTCAGTTGGAGATACTATACTTATCTACAGTGATGCTGACCCATTGGGTTTGGAACGTCCAATTACAGCGATAACCACATCTGCTAGTGGCGTCAAACTAGCATTTTCTTCGGCTATCAATCCGGGCCTCTATGAAACAACAGACAACGGTTATGTTCAGAACACGGCTTCTTTTACTAATGGTAAACTAAGAGGCATGAAAAAGAGTGTTGTTGAAACACGTATCAAAGAAGTACAAGACCGCATTGATAACTATACGCACAACGCTTGGAGGCCTTACCTTGCAAGTGCTGAATACATTAACTTCGATACATACAAACCTTATCGTCGTCGATACTATACTGATTACGTGGGCACAGCACCGTTGTTGTTTAGGAACGTCCAGCAGATTTTACGAATAGAACTTTGGCAAGGCGATGACTATAGAGAAATATGTGGTGCAGAAGCACGTATCCAGATACCTGATGATGCTAGAGCAATCAGTGGCTCTATTGTACTTTCACCGGGCAACGGAACTGCTGCTGTGCTGACTGCTGAAAAAGGTGCAGACATTGCTGGTACCAGTACCGCTACTAAATGGCGTACAGATTTTGATGCTACGACCACAGCGCAAAACCTCGCTGACCTCATCAACAAAGAAGATAGGGTAAGTAAAGCAGCAGTGGAGTTTGACCCTGCGTTTACCCTTGAAGGCTCGACATCTAACGTGGCTGTCCATAACGAATTCCTTGCTAGTGCTAATGCTGATTATGGGACTGGTATTGTAAAACTCACATCGATGCGCCCTGTTAAGGCTGGAGAAGTCTGTAGTATCGTAACCACCTCTTCTGACATTAGTATTTCTCAAGTAGCCAGTAACACTGCTACTGTAAGTAGCGTGGTTTCTACCACAATTAATGTAGATTCAACAGGTGGTTTTGCGAAAGCAGGCGTTTGTGTCAAAGGTGATACCGTGTTCCGATACACAGGTACTACTGCTACTTCATTTACCGGATGCGTTAGAGTCATAGGTAGTCCTTTGTCAGACCTTAGTGGTACAATTACTCAGAATCTACTCAAGTTAGATTTACAGGGCGGCTCAAGCAGTGGAGACAGTAGGCGTTTGAGAGACTGGTGGCTTGACCACGAAATGGGTATCATTTACTTCAACAACTCTTATCCGTTCTTTGAATGGAATGCTATCAAGGTTGCTTACATTTATGGCGAGCGTTATCTTGAGAAAGCAATCGAAGAGGCTGCTACAAAGATGGTAGCGGCAGATTTACTGATGGCTGATGACAGAAGTGTATTGATTCCCGAAGGCTCTCAGAATGTTGATTTAGGCTCCAAGATACAACTTTATAGAAAAGAGGCCATGGAAATATTAGGTCGCTATAAGGAAGTGGTGGTGTTTGCTTGACAGCCACATGGAAAGAGCCTTTGGATACGGTCATTGATTTACTCAAAGCCAACCACGACACCGCTACTGCCACTGGATGGAATAGAGCAAATACAGACAACATCAAACCTGTTGTCATCGATATAGCCAGTGAAGGACCTGAACGTGGTAAGAGGTTAGATTTACAGCGCAGTGATTACATCCTATGTTACGAAACTGCGTTGAATGAAGAAGTACCTGATTTACTATACAATTTCGTTACTACTCGTGTCAATATCACAGTAGACATGCGAACTTCAAAAGGTCGTTCTAGGCTTAGAAAGATGGAGAACGAGATGCGTCGAATCATACACGTATCGAGGAAAGGCGACGGCGAGAACTTTGACCGCATGATTGTCAAAACTCGTACTGATTTAAGCGACAGAACCAAGAAGTTGTTTCGTCACACCTTCCAAGTAGAGGTCGTTATACTAGCGGAGTTGATACCATGACCGGGTTCGGCGCACACTACAAGGGTGATGTCTCTGAGGTTACCATGGGCCATGAGACTGGCTTGATTATTGAGCATGGTGAGCCAAGAACATTTACTGCTATTACCGCTGCTGCACAAGAGTACACGACCATAGAGTTCAGAGGTACTGACACGGTAGCACCTAGCGGCTACACTAATTCAAGTATATTTGAACAGACTTTACCTAAGTTAAAAGTGCCACTTGGTATGCTCATTGGTCAAAAGTTATCTTTCCACGCTATCACTCCTGCCACAGGTTCTTCAAGTAATAATTTTTCAGCACACTACTACAACTCTTTACAAAGTAAACTTTACACTATCGTTGACCATACTTTAGAAAACAATACAGACAGTCCGGTAGCGAGTGCAACGGTTTTGAAAATAGTACCCGCTCTACCTACTGGTACCATCAACAGTTCAGCAGGTGACTCTATCTTCATTCATTCTCATGGATTGCCTACTTTACAAGGAGATAACAACTCTGTCATGAATACAGCGGCAGCCTCATCAAAAGAGGTCAGTCTTATTGATGGATTCGTAGGACTTGCCAGTTTCATGACGTTACCTGACACAACCGTTGATTTGCACAGTTACCACGTTGTAGGTCTTGGAAGACAAGTGGCTGTCCAGCAAACTGGTAAGGTGCATCACATGGGAGGCTCGATTGAAATGCCAATGCATAATGCGAAGTGGCTTTACTACAGTCTCGGAAGAGAAGTAGTCGACAAAGACCAGTGTGGTGACATTGACTACGACGCTGGTGTGGCTACTTGTAACATATATGCTGATGTTTCACCCGGACAAGGGTACATTGACCTAGCAAGTACGCAAAGTTCTGCACTCAGATTCGGCTCATCTGACGATGCATCGGTTGGTGATTATATCCTTCTCAAAGACACGACGCTTGTCCAAACTACCACCTACAAAACTCCTAGTAAAGGAACAGCAAGTACACAGTATTGGCCTCCTGATGTCGCTGGAGAAAGTTCTACATCTACACTAGGTAGTGACGCTAATCATTTTGAATGGGCCGAAAGCAGCGAGTGTCGTAGAATATCTGGCATACAGTTCCTTGCTACACTTGGCTCTGGTTCTCACCCTCACATTTTCAGAGTTTACGTCGACGACGGTTGGCAGTTCTCTCACACAACAAGCGATACAGTTGAGTTAAGATATTATGATGACGGCGTACTAAACAGCAGCCCTCACGTAAGGACTGACAGAAACATACAGAACCCTGTTCATCGACTTTTGTTTTCAGGAGAAACAGTGCCTAGTTTTTGCATGGAGCACAGTATAAGAACCAGAGATGTCGGTTCGTTCAACGCTTCAAGCGAGTCAGTTGTCTCACCCGGCTCAACTGGAGACAGTAAACAATTGACAAGAATTTTCAAAGGGTGCAAAGTCGTTGAGTGGGAAATATCAAGCACGGTCGATGCTGAGTTGAAATATAGATGTGTATTTGACGCATTGGCTTGTTACACTGACACAGGTAGACTTGAGTCAACAAACAAAGGTGACAGATATACCGCTCATCGTATGTTCCAAAATACGGCTGACACATTGAAAGGTAGGAAAGCCAGTGGTATCGCTGAGGGCTCAGAAAAGCCTTTCATGTTTTACAACGGTACCATTTCAGCATTTGGACAAGACATAGGTTTCATCAGCAAGTTTGAACTGAGGGGTAAGACTGGTGTCGAACTATTCCATACCATACAAGGTAATCCTATCCAAGAATCGGTAACCAGCACCAATCTAAGCCTCAAGCAAGTACCTTACGGCGGAACTCGCAATGCGAGCATTATACGAGAAGGACGTGAAGAGTTTGAGATGGAAATAGTAGTGGCCTTAGAAAATGCAACCTTGTTCCATGAACTACGCTCACACGTTCAAAGAAGCGGTACTGTAGGCACAGCAGCAGGGTTGACTACTGATGACCCACAACGAAGTCCATTTATATCACTCCGATTCACAAAGCCGGTTACAACTTCTGGCACAGGTCAGACGCCAAGTCTGCGTATTTTGATTGACGACTACTACATCACAGAGATGCCAATACCCATGCCTGACGACAAAGGTTTGCTGTTTACATCGATTAAACTCAAGCCACAGAATGTGAAAGTCATAAGTATGGATGCCGACTACCACTGCTAAGGGGAAGACATGCCACTAAGAATATGGAACTCCCTTAACGCTTTCCGCAAAGAAGCGGTTGATATTCAAGAAGAAGAAGAGGAAGGAGGAGAATACCTCTTCGACCCAGAAGCAGGAAGAGCCAGCGATAACCCGTTCGCTCATCTTGAACTGGAAGAATCCCCCTCGGAAGAGGCGGTTTCTAAAACGAGTGTGAGTAAGTATGACAAAGGAGAAGAAGAGTAAATTCTTGATAGATGGAAAACCAATTGATGTGAAAATAAAGCGACTAACCTTTTACGATATACAAGGGGTTGCTCACCTTATGACACACGGTACACTAGATTTTTCTTCTTACTGGCAGCATGCTTTTACACATTGGATTCGTTATTTTGACAAAGAAGGGCAAGCAGTCGAGATTGACGTTGAGCACTTGAGTCCTGATGAGGGTAATCAGTTGGCTGAACTTTTACCTGACCCAAATCAAATCATAGACTGGCTCGTTTTTCGGTCAGCGAAGTTGGCAACATTAAGCAATTCATCCACGGTAGGTTTACTGTCGACCGACTTCGCCACCAACGAGAAGGGATGGAGTACCTTTTGATGACGCATTACAACTTAACACTAGAAGACGTGAGAAATTTGACCGTAGAAGATTCCAAGCAACTTTTGTATTGGGCACAGGCTATGCAAGGCGAAGAACAGCCTCAAGCAGGCGCAGTCTATTTGGGGTATGACAATGTCCCACCAGTAAGGTGATACCATGGTTGACGGCAACATAGACCCCCGCTCCGTTGAAGCGATGGAGAAATTCAAAAACTACAGTGAAGAAGCGCAGAAAAATATGCAGACGCTTCAACAGCAAATGGACAAGTTCACTAATTCAATGTCCATGACAAAATCAAACAGCACTGACTTGACAGAGGTGCTGCGTAATATGGGTAACTTGCAACCATTTCAACAAATGGAGGAGTCAATCAAAGAAGTACAAAGTGGACTTGAGCAGACAATGAACCGTGCTCAACAGCCTATGGTAAGACCAACTATTGACCGTGCAGCAGGTGCTGCTCCAGACACTAATCAAAACAATGTCACTGTCAACTTGAGAATAGATGTCAGTGGTGTGACTGATAAGACGGACAAGAAGTCATTGGCAAAAGAAATCAGTGCAATGGTCACTAAGGAACTCAGAACAAGACTTGGTGGTTCTATGACACAGAGCGGATTTAACAGAAGTGGTTGATATGGCAGACGAAGGAGAAATGATGCCGATTCGCCTTGTAAAGGAGAACGGTGACACCATTTCTTTGGACGCTACAAGTATCGATATTGTAGTTGAGCGAATCGTAAGTAACATGGGTATACCATTCTTTGACGCTAAAAAGTTCGGCATAGACTTAAACCAAACAGCCGTGGTCATAGAGGTACAAGGTGTGTTTGCTGACGACGAAGGTCAAGAAGCCACTGCTCAGTCTACAGCCACAATTGATTTTTATCAGCCTCAACAGATTGTAAGTTGGGGTCAACCTATACCGGGAAGCGGTGGAGGAGCAGTCGGTGGGCACCTAGCATCTGGTTTCAACTTGACAGGACCTACTGGTGGCTTTGGACTTGGTACAGGTATAGGCTCTGTTGGTGGATTCGATGGAGGCTGGTCAGGAGGTATTGGCGGTAGCATCGGTCAAAATGCATTTGATGTAAATGACTTAGGTAACCGTGTGCTGAAATATTGGGATGAAAAATACATTGAGTTACCAATTGCATATTGGGTGGAGGCTGCCTCTCAACTAGACAATCCAATCCAAACTGGTTTGCAGTTATGGCTAAAGGCTGATACACTTTCTTCTCTCAGCCAAGGTGACAAGATTTCTAGTTGGACTGATTCAAGTAACGCTAGGAATGCTGTTCAGTCTACTGCTAGTAATCAGCCTGTATTGAAAACATCTGCCATTAACGGTAAACTTTCAGTTGACTTTACCTCATCGGTCAGTCACAATCTCCAGACACCATATAACGCTTTTATCAACACGGAAGAAACCACTGTGTTCGTAGTGGCTAGACCTGATTCTGGTAACGGTCCTATCATTAGTACAGTAGGCTCTAGTAAAGGATTTTCAATTTCCATGGATGTTACTAATAAAAAAGCAGAGGTCAAATGGCACAATGCATCTGCTTCACTTACAACACAAGCAACTCCTAACAATAGCCTTGATTTTGTTGGCAGCACTGTATCTCCTAATTTGGTAGCATTTACTATTGATGACACTAATTCTGACGCAGAAGCAGATGAGTTGAAGATATATGTCAATGGTAAAAACCCAACAGTAAATTCATCGATGGGTGGTTTCATACCGCAAAATTCTGCTGCTTTGACAGTAGGTTCTGCATATGATGGTTTAATTTCAGAAATCATGGTTTACAACAGAGTGCTTACTACTGATGAAAGGCAACAAGTTGAAGGCTATCTTGCGAGGAAATACAACATACCGCTTGAAGATACTCATCCTCATGAAGACTATTCTTACGAAGATAAGCATGTAAAAATAGCATTTGACAAAGAATTAGTTTCACATAAAGCCGAGCAATATGGTTTTCTAAACCAGACAAGGTATACAGGTATGCTGATTAACGGAACTCCTTCTACTGCTACAATAACCGTAGATGGAGATGACCCAAGGAAATGGTTTGAGATATCACAAAGTACGAGAAGTTACTTTGTTACTTTTAGAGACGCTAATGGTTTCAAAGCAGTAAGAGCACAGGTAACTGCTGTTAACAGCACTCAGATTACTTTACAGTTCACATCAGGAAGCCCGTCAGATTTAGCAGACAATGACGAAGTATGGGTGGAAAGTTTTGTTTACAAGAATGGCTTACAAAGTTCTCCTAACTCACCTGTTATTATCATACCAATCAAGAATGCGGATACATTCGACGACCAAGCCTTGCCAGAGAAGTCTGTTGGGCCGGAGTTTCCTGCTCATGAGAACGGTGATGCTAGAGACGACGGAGGTGGTCTTACAAGAACAGACGAGTATATCACTTATTTATTTTCAAAGGCTATCACTGCTAGTTATATGGAACTAGGAAGACCCGTCGATGCTAATAGTAACAAAGGTATGGACGACGTATTTTCAACGGTTATCAACAAATCTTACAACAATCATAATTGTCGTCTAACTATTACACAGAAGTACGCCACTTCACTCGGCCAACTATCTGACACAATAAACTCTACACTTGGTACAGGTCAGATGCCAGTCACTCAGGGTTTCTCTGGCGGTCGTAGTGGAAAGCGAGTAAAGAGTGGAGGTGACAAAGTGCAAGACATCATAGGTATATTGGGCAACAGTAATAACTTTGAAAGCAGTCCTCAGACTGATTTTGTAGAAGCCATAATATCTGCGGGTAAGGATTTTGTACAACAGACTTTTTACGGTGACCGTAAAGCGAAGGGTGATTTTATCACAGGTATACAGATACCTTACAATACAATCACTACAAGAGGTAAATCACCTTTTGATGCTCAGATTGCACAAAGGAACTTTTTCTTAACAACCACAGGTCCCACTGGAGATAAATTATCTTCTGTCAACGATGTACATGCAACAAGGCTTTTTTCAAGAGTAGCAGAGGGTCATTTGAAAAACGGCATAAGTGGACTTGTTGAGGACTTTAGTGTAAATAGAGATGCAGCGATGAAAGCGTATGAGTTCAGTCTCAAATTCAGGGTGGCAGATATTACTTTGTGAGGTATTGATATGGGTATACCAATAAGACTCTTGGCTGGTAATGAAGGTCAAATCGAGATACCTATAGACGCTCAAACCATAGACATGAGCATAGATAGAAACATAACTGCTTTCCCTACGCCCAACAATATTCTCAAACGGTTTGCCATTGATACGAATACACCTGCTATCAAGATAGAAATAAACGGAGTGCTAACAGATGACGAAGGTTACATTTCAGGTAATCAGGCTAATGTTGACTCAGGTTACAATCCCTTGGCATTGATTATCAACACTGCTTCTTTCATGCCTACCGTTGCTTCTGGTTCTGCCAGTTGGTATAGTAGCAGTGATGAACTTTCTGTTTCACAAGTACAAGGTGATTTAGCAGTTGACAATAATACAGTACCTACCGCTGTATTAAACAGTGTACTAAAGATGACGAAAGGAAGAGACTCTAAGTTTTTTGTAAGCGGGATGACTGAGCCTTTCAAAACACCACACGTACCTCCTAACAGAACTATACCGCTCAGTGTACCTGTAAGGCTTAAATTCACATCAAGTTATTCTACTTCACATAGTGGTGCTATGAATGTAGAAACCACAGTGAAGGTCGCTGGTGTTACTAAGACAATAAACAACTATCCTGACTTTTTAGGTGCTAATACACAATTAAAGAAAGGTGATAGGATTACTAAATCAGATGGTACGCTTTTAGGCACTGTTGCGTCTACAACTTTGACCACTGTGACTTTAGACAGTAATCCAGCAAATGCAATTAGTTCTGGAGATGAAATTTACTCAAACATGGGGGTTTACAACAGTAGTGAAGAATTTGTAGGCTTTGGTAAGTCACTTACTGAAATATCATCAAGTGGTACTGCTAAATTTGAACTAGAACTACTTGATGTAAATGCAGTGGAAATAGACTTGAATGAAATCGTATACATACGCAGAAGAGAAGGAAGAGCATTGGCTAATGCCGCAATCAAAATTATACCTTCTTATTGGTTAGAGAATCCTGCTAATAATCCAAGAGGGCAGTTGTTACTTGAAGACGACGTGATGGATAGTCACATATCTTCGCACAACATAGGTATAAGATTAGAGTTTGACGTAAATAGCGATTACACAGGTACACCTAGTATAACACAAATATCAGAATACAACTCGACCGGCGACAACGCTAGAGACGCCGATGCCATCATAACCATACCTATTGACGGCATATACAATGCTACTAACCCAGCAGAGTCATTGGCTGCTTTGATAAAACAAGCGTTAGAGTTGAGCGGGACTGTTTCTGAGGCTTCTTTTAGCGACACTGACACAACTTCATCCGCTACATTAGACGAGTTACTCACCGTCTCCCAAAGCGGTCCACTCGTATACATCAGTCAACTTTACAGACCGAATAGACCTCTTAAGCATCCTCATGTATTAAGTGAAAATCTTAGGCAAAACTATGTACCAGAAGTCTTGTTTTCAGGTGGAGATTTTTCACTCAATACTCCAAAGTCTGCCGGTGATAAAGTGCAAGACATGCTTGGTATCATATCAAACTCTAGTAAGCATGATGATTTGATAAGAGGTATACAGATTCCTTATGACAGTCTTGTAACAAGTAGCGGGGTAACAGGAGTCGCTCGTAACTTTTTCTTGACGTTTGGTGAGATAGAAATAAATCAAAAAGGTGCGCTGGCTAACGAACGCTCCGCTTCAAAAACTATGAATCAACTGAACATAGGTAGTATTGATAGCCTAGGTGGAGACAAAGTCAACGACGAAGAGAGCACACTTTTCGGTGACTTGGTTAGCGCAATCATACCTGATGCTGTCGAAGATTCTTTAGAAAAAATAGGAGGCTTTCTTAAACAAGTAGGTAAAGATGTTATGGTATCTCTACTTACAGATGCTCATGGGAATGACGGGGGCATACGTGTTATACCAGAAAGATTTCACGTTAGATATGACGCAGGTAACAATTACTATGTGTTCAATTTGATATTGTTGGCAAGTGACTTTGTAATAGGTGTGTAAATGACTCTTCTAATTAATCCCGGTTATGCTATGAAATTCAACGGGATTAGCGATAGCGTTCTCATCCCAGTCAATCAGAAAGAAGTACATGGTATGGCTAAGTCAGAAAGAAAGAGGTTACCTACTTCCATGAGTTCATTCACGCTTGAGACTTGGATAATACCTGACTCTGGCGGCGTTGTCTTTGAACAAGAGAATGTTATGCGTCTCAACGTAGGAAGCCCAAGTAGTCCTGCACCCGCTGCTTTTGAGGTAAGATTGAGAAACTTAGCAAGTGGAAGAGATGCAATTTACACCATATCAACTGCCAACCCTGTCTCAAAAGCAAACGGTAGAATTGCTTACTGGGATGGAGTGCTGTTCCCGTCTGCACCTAATCCAGTAATGGATACCTATGTGGCTACTGATGTTGACAAAAATGACCTCAGTGCTTTCTCAGAAGGCAGTCGTGAATTGTTGAATGTCACTGTTACATTCGACAGACGTTTCCTGAGCATACACGTCAACGGTGATTTGGCGGTAAGTCAAGATTTAGAAGAAGAGCATGAGTTAGTACCCCAACAGAATCAGATGTTCATCGGAGGAAGAGGCGGTGATTTCAGAGGTACTATCGAAGCCATTCATATGTCAGCAGGTGCGTTGGCTAGTAGTAGACAACAGTACGCACCCATCAAGAGCGACAATACAATTGGACTCTGGAGATTTGAAGAGCCTATCAATCCTATTTCACTTATCACTACCACTCCATCTATATCAGCATCGACCAGTGCAAACTCAACCATCACCATTGGTGCAACTGCGGCTCAAGCATTAGTCGATGAATTGAGTGGACAAAGCGGACTTACTTCGATTGACTTCACGGCTAGTCCCTACAGTGGAGGCTCTTACTCTTTCCAAGTTCATGCGGCTACCTCTTCCTCAACAGTGACGGTTCCAAAGGTTCCTTACAATATTCTCGTCAATCCTACTGGCTATAACCAAAGTACAGGTAAGCCGACAAACAAAGCACCTGAAAGAATGCGACTCATGTCTATCGATGCCAGTGCGGGAACTATCACGGTCGAGTCAATACATCTTGACTTTGACGCCAACGCTTCCACTGGAAGAAGAGGGGCACTCATGGCTCACGATGCTGGTCGATTTGTCATCATCACAGGTGACTGCGTAATTGATTCTGGCAAAGGTAATGAGTTTCAACCACATGGCTCTGGTACACAGTTTTCACAAAGACAAAGTCAAGTGCTCATAGACGAAAGCGATTTTGAAAATCACGGTATCGCTTTCTCTCTCAGCATGGCTATCGATAACAACGAGTTCAACGCTTACTCAGCCAAGACCACTAACATGGGTAACCCGCTATTATCAGGTCATTCTGGAAGGCACACGCTCAATCATGTAACCAGTCACCCGTTTATGGGTACATTACCCCCTGTCCAAACTCACGACGTAGAGAAAAAGTTAGATGTCAGTAGTGATGTAATTACTGCTTCTTTCTCTCCACAGTTTGCAGATGTAAAGGATGTAGTCACTCCAAACAGTGTTGTATCTAGTTTTGATTCTCATGGACCTATACCTATCAAATCGATTCGTTCGGTAAGTCGAGTTACTGCTTTTGTAGAAAACGGTATGGCAGACATAGACGATACACAAAGAGAACTACTTGCCATAGGTGGTGCTAACTTTGACGTTGAGCCCTTTATGCTTAAGTCAATGTCGTCAAACAAAGAAGAAGGTAAAGACAAGTTCCTTGTACCTTCTTCGGATGCAAGAGTGGCTATTCTCAACATACCGCAATTAGTAGACTACGATTACTCTCCTTTCATACAAGTTCACTATAATGCAATTGACGTTGAAGGTGACAAGTTTACCACTAACTCAGTATCGAGACTGACTGCTGGCATTAGTGGTAGTGGCACTGTTCTTACACTTGAGAGTATCAAATCATTTGGTGCTGATGGGACTACCATACCTGCTACTCAGATTGTTATTGGTAGTCAAGTTGCAAGCACAAATGCGGCTCACACAGCCACTATCGATTTCTCAACAAAGACTTTGACCTTTTCTTCTGCAACAGTGTCAGATTTTCAAACAGCGGCAACAATCGGTGCTATCGTAAGATTCACTGAAACAAGTCCTAAAATCATGGTTAGCAAGACACTCCCCAAGGTAAGTACGATACTCACTGGCTCTTACTCTATTATGGATTTGATACGTGATTCAATGAGAATATCACCACCGAAGTTGTACGCTCCCGGTGGTGTCATAGTATTCGACGCACCTGACATGTTTCCATTCGACGACGGTGAACTTGAAGGTGAAACTCCAGAGGGTACGGTGGCCGAAAAGAAACTCAACTTTGATTTGTGTCCTGAGAACTATCTTCCGCTTACTTCTACTGATTCGCCTCAGACCACACCGCAAGCCATCGCACTCGCACAGACTGAACTTTCTACTCGCAGTTCTACATTCCATAGAGTCTTGATGAGAACTAATCAAGTCAACAACGGTGACGTAACCGAGACAGCCGACATAAGAGTTAGGAACCCAACCAACGGTCAAAGGAGGAGAATAGGTGTACAGATAAACAACGCCTCTGGATATGCAGCAAGTACAACTGGTGCCATGACTGTCGATGGCGTTGACGCTACTACTGTCATCGCAGTCGACAATACCATCTTCAAAGCCAATGGTAAGAAGTTGGGAGTAGTAACTGCTGTATCATCGACAAGCGTTACTATTGGAGGCGGAACTACTGATGCGGTTGTCGATAACGACGAGTTGTTCATAACACCTCAAATCGTGGGCAGAGGTACGACTAACCAAAGTAGTTGTGTACACGAAATATTTGATATCATTGAACACAAAAGCGTTGGTAAAGAAATCAGGATTATTGTTCAGCCAAGTGAACGTGCACGATTTATGCAACTTGCCAAAGCAGAGATAAGACCAGATGTGGCTAATCACTTCACTGTCGAGAGTCTTATGTCTCGTGGGAGAGTTCTGTCTTTTGCAGATGGTAGTGACGGTAGTGCTGTGATGAGAGCACACGGTCTCATTAGTGACATCGCCTCAGCCAGCGTTTCTGTAAAAGGCTCAGCCTCGCCTGACAGCCACATTGTCAAAGAAATCATGCCCGGTGCTCCTGTTGTCACTATGACTTTGGGCGGCGCAGGTCAAGGTGCAATCAATGCCAAAGAGACTTGGGACCCCAGTCCACTTTCTCGTTTAGCATGGAACACCCGTAGGGACTGTCAGACTCGTGTCGATTCAACAACCAGCACGACAGTTGTTGTCAGCCCTCTCAACAACAAGGCTACTGACTTGCAGTCTTGGGGTACATACTGTTTTCCTCAAACAGGTAGAATCTATCTCGAAATCGAAGGAAATCAAGGAGAGCAGATTAGATATGCAAATGCAGAGTATACAAGTAAAACAGGGACTACGTTTTCCTTTGCCTCTGGTACTGGCCACGTAGGTACAGGTAAATTCGTATTAGCCGATGGCTCAGAGGCTGACTCATTATCTGCTTGGATAACTGCTACAGGTATTCGTGCTGGTAGCGTTCTTCACGTTGATGATAAATTCAGTGAAGAAACGATGTGCAGTGACGGTACGACCATCAACGACAGGCTATTCCAAACGCTTGACACAGTTCAGCACGACTATCAACTTGGTTCACAATATGCAAGCACTAGGGCATTGGTTGAGATTCCTTTGTTTGAAGAGTTCTTCTTTGACCAACCTGACAAAGGTATATTCCCCGGACCTGACAACAGTATGAAGTTACACGTTGACGCAACTCATACTGCCCATTCTTGGGCACCGAATCCTGTAGGAAGGAGGGCTGGCTCAGTAAGTCCAAAAGACCCAGAAATATTCGGACCCTTTTCATACACTATTGCTGATAAAAGCCACTTGTCTGGAACTAAAGTTACACGCCCATACGATTCAAGCGGTTATAAGGTGTATGTCGAAGACGCTAATATTTTCCCAATACCTACTGCACCCGGAGGTACTGTTGAAGTTGCTGAACTTAAAGGGGCTGCTCGTTACCGTAGAGCCTTCCTTGCAAGTGGGGAGTGGGTAACTTATAGTGCTAGAGACACAAGTGACCATTTTCTAACAGTCGTTGACTCAGGTGATGACCATGCTTTCAGTGAACACTTTTTGAGAGACTTGAAAGTAGGTGCACATATTTTCCCTGCCCCCGGTTATCAAGATATGAATTACGTGAGTATCGCTGACAACCCCGGACTTATCAGTGCAGGTTATGAAAACCGACG